TTAAAATATCGTAGAAATTCATCTTGTTTCCCTCCTGTTTGGTTGTCTTGTGTTTTGTTGTCTATGCCACTATTATATATGACTTTGTCACTTTTGTCAACACTTTTTTGTGACTTTGTACGCTTTTTGTGTCATAGTCACATTTTTATATTGATTTTTATTTTTCGATGCGATATAATAATTGCAATAAAGGAGGTGAGTAAAAAAATGAATGAACGCTTGAAAAAATTAAGAAAAGTGCTAGATTTGACACAGCAAGAGTTTGCTAACAAATTAGGAAGCACAAGAGATAACATTGGCGGATATGAAACAGGCAGAAGAAATCCAAGTGCCGCTGTGATTTCTCTTATTTGTACTAAATTTAACGTCAATGAAGATTGGCTACGAACTGGAAACGGCGAAATGTTCATCGAATTAACAAGAGATGAACAGATAGAAAACTTTGTCGGTAATGTACTGAAAAGCGAGGAAGATTCTTTTAAAAAGAAATTTATTTCGATGCTTTCGGCGTTAGATGAATCTGACTGGGAAGTTCTACAGAAAATGGTGGAGTTAATGCAGGAAAACAAAAAGGGCTGATTATTTCAGCCCCAGTAAAGCCTTGATGTGTATGTAGATGAGCCGTAAACAACGCTCATCTGCCATATCAAGCATTTTAATAATTTCTTTCCTGTAATCCATGTAACCCCTCCTGTTATCAAATCTTTACTGCATTATATGATACACGTATCTCATTTATTCATTTTGGACATTATTTTCAACAAATCCCTTGATATTTTATTCAATATCCTGTATAATTTTACCCAAATTATTAATATAATAAATAAAAAAGGAGCAGAAAATATGAGCAAAGAAAAAACTAAAGTTTGCAAGTATTGCAAAGAAGAAATTGACGCAAAAGCTAAAGTGTGTCCTCATTGCCGGAAGAAACAGGGCGGCAAGCTGAAATGGGTAATTATCATTATCATCGTTCTGGCTGTTTTAGGTATGGCAATGGGTGGTGGTGACGATGACAGTTCTTCCACTGATTCTTCAAAGAGTACCACTGCAACAACAGCGGCTAAAAAAGAAACTGCTAAAAAAGAAGAAACAAAAGAGAAAGACAGCGTAAAGGTTGGTGAATCTTTTGAGAATGACGGTTTAAAAGTAACTGCTAAAAAGGCTGAATTTGGATATGATGCCGGAGAGTATTTTACTCCAAAAGATGGATGCGAATATGTGGCCGTAGATTTTACTTGTGAAAATATTGCAGAAAAAGGTGACAAATATGTATCTGTATCTGATTGCGAATGCTATGCGGATAATTCAGCTTGTGAACAGCAATACATAGGAAACAGTGATTTTGTTAACACTAATTTGTCTCCAGGAAAGAATGTAAGCTTTACAGCATACTATGAAGTGCCAAAAGACGCAAAGAAAGTGATTTTAGAATATAGAGCTTCATTTTGGACAGATAAGAAAGTAACTATTAATTTAAAATAGTTAGTCCACTAATAGGAGAACTAACAAGAGGGAAGAACCAATTCTTCTCTCTTTTCTTTTTCCTCAAAATAATAAAAAAGCACCTGTCGAAACAAGTGCTTTGCCTTCCAGAATGGAACTATTAATGTTTTTAAGGTAAAAAACTAAGCTAACATTTACATCCCAAAATGGAGCTATTAAAAACCTTATCTATATCCTACTCCCCTTTACCGTATTTGTCAATGAATTCTTTTACCGCGTCTATATTTTCTTGTATAGTATTATATTCAGAATTACGATGTCCCCCAAATGCATGATAATCATGGTAATAATATCCAATACTAATATATCCGTTTGGCATTTTTATCCTAAACTCATTATTTGACTTAAAAACCATGTCTTTAGGCAAAGTGGCTAAGAATCTGTCTAATTTTCTTCTTTTATTAAATTTTAATTCTTGCATATTACTCTCCTCTGCCCTCGTAACCTCCGGGGCGGGAATTTAATTACTGAACCTCTATATTAACGATATTAACAAGTGTGCAATCTGCACTTTCTTCCTCCGAATTGTACTCGCTTTCAATTTCAAAAGAAATTGCAAAATGGTCGTCAGAATCAGGAACTTTATAAAAGATATTTTTATCCTTTAAAACATCATCCCACGCGCCCTCATCGTTTATCCAGTCCAGTTCAGAAGGGCACCCGAACTCTGTCATAATTTCGTCTAATTCATAAAATGATACTATATTTCCTACTA